CACAGGTGCTCGGGCGCGGTGTGAATGACCTCCCCACCGTAGACCCGGGACAGCGTGCCGACGAGCTCCGGTTCCCGCAGCGCGTGGTTGAAATAGACCCCGGTCCACTTGGGCCGCAGGATCTGGCTGACGTGCCCCGCCATGGCCGAGTAGGTCAGCCGGACCGAATCCAGCGCAACCTTTTCGGAGTTGAAAAACACGACCCTGCCGTCCACGAGGATCAGTTTGTAGATTTGGGTGATGACACCTACTCCTGTCGTGGCCCCATTGCCACGCTGCACACTACCAAGGCGACCCGCCGCAGAGCAAGGCTCTAGCCCCGCGTGCCTTGCATAGCACCCATGCGCGCCGCGCAGGGGCTCCAAATAGGCTGTCTTGCTCTTGTGATAGGGGTTGTGCCATACTTTCTCATGACCGAGGCCGAGTTCTACCCCAAACTGAGAAGAGCAGCCCGCAGGCTAGACATGCTCGCGGATCGGATGGAGAACGCCTCTGGCGAGGGCTGGCCGGACGTTCTTCTGCGGACGAACAACGCGATGCATCTGTGGGTGGAGCTCAAGGTTGCGGAAGGGCCACTCGGCCGAATAGACGTTCGCCCCAGCCAGATCAACTGGATAGAGGAACACTCGCAGCGCGGGGGGATCGTTCGTCTTCTGGCCTGGGACAGTCGCAACGAGAAGGAATTCTGGTCTATAGTTCCACGGAAGGTTCGCTACTGCTCGGATCATGGGTGCTACGGGCAGCCGAAATTCTACGTCAAGGAACTAGGGCTCCTCCTTCGCCTATGGAGAGGTGATCGTGTCACACTACAATCGGCGAATTCCACATATTCACAAAGCCAACCCCGAGTGGCGGAAAGTCCGCCGCGCCGTCCTGGACGCGGAGCCGTTCTGCCGGTCCTGCGCCAGCCTGGGATACACGACCCCCGCCACCACCGTAGATCACATCGTGCCGAGAGCCCGTGGGGGGACTGATGATCTCGCCAATCTTCAGCCCCTCTGCAACACCTGTCACGATTCCAAGACGGACAGGGAAAAGAAGGGCGGAGTAGACGATCGCGTGCTGGTATCTCTGGACGGCAGCAAGAGCGGCCGCCCGACAACCATAGAGCCTCGCAAGACTGGGAACTCGCCAAGGGCTCGTTTTCTAGTGAAAGGTTTCAACAATGAGCCGGGATGACCAGACTGGCCGGAAGGCGCCGAACCAGGGCACGATGATTCGGCAGACCCGATTCGGGGTCGCCGCGTTCAACGTCCCTGCGATCGAGCGGTTCCCTCCGCCGGAGTTTCTCACCAACACGCAGAGGAATATCTGGGTGGCCGTCCTCAACGACGTCCCGCAGGAATTCTTCCGGGCAAGGCATTTGCCCATGATGATCCAGTATGTTCGGCTGGTCGAGCGGATGATGAAATACAGCGACCAGTTCGAGGCAGACATGGACGACAAGGAAGCACTCAGCATGTTTGAGCGCACCATGAAGGTCGTCATGCGGCTGGAGACGCACCTTGCGCTCAACACCGGGCGCCTGATCGATCTGGTGGTCCGCGCCCGCACCGAGCTCAAGACGGCACATCAGGGCAAGACTGCTCGGGAGGCCGGCGAGTCCAAGGCGAACGCACGATCGGGGCTGACCTATGTCGGGCATTAAGATCAAGCGCAGCAGGAAGCCCGACGACGCGTTCCTGCCCAGGGACAAGGCGATCCCGGCGTCCTCCGACCTCGGCAGCGTCATGGGCGCGGCCGCGAACAGCGACGGGCCGGGGGGATATTCGAGCGAGAGGCCGAAGGTCGAGCCGCGCGTCAAGAGGCCCAGAGTTCCCCTCGAGATGCCGATCGAGGAGAAGATGATCGCCTTCATTCAAACGCTGAAGGTGCCGGACGGCCCGGACGCCGGGAAGTTGATCGAGCTCCGAGACTGGCAGAAGCGCATGATCCGGCAGGTCTATGGGCCGACTCGGGTCAACGAGAAAAAGGAGGTCGTTCGGGCTGTCCGCCAAGCCGTGTGGACTCTGGCCCGCAAGAACGGCAAGACCTCCCTCGCGGGTGGGCTGATCCTGGGACACCTGACAGGGCCGTGTGCGATTTGGAACGGTCAGTTGTTCAGCGTGGCGTTCGAGGTCGGTCAGGCGTCGCTCGCCTATCGGGCGTTCCAGAGCATGGTGATGCAGGACGAGGATCTCAGCGGCCGAATCATTCTGACCGAGTCCACGAAGCGGGCGACCTGTCGGCTCTCCAACAGCGTCTTCAAGGCGCTGTCCAGCGAGTCCCGGTCCAAGCACGGTCTGAACCCGAACTTCATTTTGTTCGACGAGTTCTCGCAGTTCGGCACGAGCAGGGACCTGTTCGACGTCATGACGACGTCCATGGGCGCGCAGAAGGAGCCTCTGGCCCTGGTCATCAGCACGCAGGCTCCCGAGGACGCAGCCATCCTGAGTGAGCTCGTGGACTACGGGCGCTCCATCCGCAGGGGGGAAGTCGTCGATGAGACGTTCCACTTGACGGAGTATTCGGTTCCCCCCGAGGCAGATCCGTTCGACGAGACGAAGTGGCATCTGGCGAATCCTGCGCTGGGCGACTTCCGCAGCATGGACGAGATGAAACAGTTCGCGTCTAGAGCTCGTATGTTGCCGACGATGATGAACGCTTTTCGCAATCTGTATCTCAACCAGCGCGTCGCTCAGCACGCCACCTTCGTTGACGAGGTCACGTGGGCTCGCTGCTATGGGGAGATTGACTACGACGCTCTGGAGGGTCGCTCCTGCACGGCGGGCCTGGACTTGTCCTCCAAGGTTGACCTGACCTCGTTCGTTCTAGTGTTCGACGATCCCCCACACGAGGTCCTTCCGTTTTTCTGGACTCCGCAGAATACGCTCCAGGAACGAACCAAGCGGGACAAGGTTCCGTATGAGAAATGGGCGGAAGCCGGATACATGGAGCCGGTGCCGGGAAACGCCATCGACTTCCGTTTCGTGACCCAGCGCATAGCAGAATTATCGGCGCTCTACAACATTCGCACAATCGGTTTCGACCGTTGGAGGATAGATGTCCTCAAAACGTGGTTCGACGAATACGGGGTGGACATTCCCATGGTTCCCATCGGCCAGGGGTTCAAAGACGGTTCCATCATGGTCGAGAGTATCGAGGAAATGCTGCTCAACGCGACGTTGCGCCACGATAATCACCCGGTGCTCAAATGGAACGCTACGAACGTGAAGGTTGTTCGGGATCCTGCCGGAAATCGCAAGTTCGACAAATCCAGCCGAACGGCGCGAATCGACGGATTCGTGGCCCTAGCGATGGCTGTCCGTGCAAAAGATCTCACCGAAAATACGGACATGCGAATCCCACCAATCATGGTATTTTGAGGGGTTGCGTTCTCTAGGAATGTGGTGCTATCATGGCTTCGCCATGAACAAAACCCTCGCCGCCCATTCGGAAGCCGCCGACCCCTTCCTGTTCGTCGCATCGACGGGCGAGGAGAACCGCTACGGCTTCAACATCGACCCGAAGGCTTGGGATCTGGCGGACTTCCGCAAGAATCCCATCGCCCTCTGGATGCACGATCACTCCACGCCGGTCGGCACCTGGGAGGACGTGAAGGTCCAGGGGGGCCGCCTCATGGCGCGCCTGAAACTCGCGACCCGTGGGACCAGCGAGTTCATTGACACTCTGTGGAGCCTCATGGAGCAGGGAATCATCCGCGCGACCAGCGTGGGATTCGCCGCCCTGGAATACAAGGAGGATCCCAAGACCGAGAAGTTGACCGTCACCAAGGCGGAACTTCGTGAGATTTCGCTCGTGAGCGTGCCAGCCGACAAGGCCGCGCTCCGGGTGATGAGCACCCTGTCGGCGGACATGCGAGCCCGCATCTTCAAGCCGACGGCGACGACCGGCAAGCCTGCCAACTCCCAACCCAACCAGAAGAGAGGAGCAGCGACGATGTCGCTCGCCGAACGCATCCGTGCCCTGGAGGCGGAGCTCAACGACTCCCGCGCCCAGATCACCGCCTTGACCGAGCAGGAGGAGCTCAGCGATGACGACTCCGCCACGCTCGACACCCTGACCGAGAAGGCCGAATCGCTGACGACGAAGGTCAACTCGCTCAAGCGCGCCGAGTCCGCGCTGGCCGCGAACGCCAAGTCGACGAAGCCGGGGGGTGGCACGACCAAGACCTACGCCACGGCGAAGGTCGAGCGCAAGCCCGCCGAACTCCTGTTCCGCGCCGCCTACGTCGTCGCGAAGTCGCATGTCGGCAACCTGTCCGTGAACGAGATCATCAAGTCGGACTTCGGCGGCGATCGCGAACTCGAGGCGATCACGCTGGCGGCGTCCAACCCGGCCATGACGGCGGTCCAGGGCTGGGCGGCCGAACTGATCGAGACGCAACTCGGCGAGTTCCTCGACCTGCTGCGGCCGGAGTCGGTCTGGGCGGCGATCACGGGCCTGCGCGTGACCTTCGATCGGACCGGCGCGATCCGCCTGCCCGGCCGCACCACGCGGACGCTCGCCGGCTCGTTCGTCGGCGAGGGCGCGCCCATCCCCGTCAAGCAGGCCCTGCTCTCGTCCATCCTGATCGCTCCGTTCAAGATGGCCGTGATCACCGCCATGACCCGGGAACTCGCGCAGCGTTCGGCGCCCGCCGCCGAGCCGTTGTTCCGGCAGATGATGATCGAGGACACCGCGGTCGCCATCGACACCGCCTTCATGGACAACGTCGCCGCGTCGGCCGTCCGGCCCGCCGGTCTGCAGGTTCTCGGCTCCGGCTCCGCTTCCGCGGGCGCCACGGTCGCGAACATCGTCGCCGATCTGCGCGACATGGCGCAGGACATGATCACCGCCGGGGCGGGCCGCCGCCCGGTCTGGGTGATGAACGAGATCCGCCGCATCGGCCTGATGACGGCGCTCTCGACCACCGAGGATTCGCGGCCGTTCGCCGCGGAGATCGCGCAGGGGCGCCTGCTCGGCTACCCGATCATCACCTCGATCACGGTGCCGGATGCGATCGTCTTCCTGATCGACCAGTCCGAACTCGTGCAGGGCTATGGCGACAGCCCGGCGATCGACATGTCGAA